TCTTTTTTAATCATTGTCTATTTTGTTTCTCTCTAGCCAAGTTAATCTTTTCTTTAGCAATATTTAAACGATCATTAGATTGTCTATCTTTAATTTGAATCTCTTGTTGTTTCATTAGAGTATCTACTTTAAACTGAGAAGCATTTAATGCATTGTCTGTTAAAGTATTACTTTGTTTAATTTGTAAATCCATAGCTTTAAGATCTAATTCTCTTTGTTTCAATGCAACTAGTGGATCTACTTTCTGTTCACCTGCAGCTTCTGCTGCTTGTAATTGTGCAGTAAGTTCTACAGTACGTTGAGCAATTGCTCCATTCATTTTAACTGTAAACATTTGTGGATTTGTTTTAGAAAGTATTTTATCTTCTGGATTCATGGCCATCGCTTCTACAACTTCTTGTGAAGATTTTTGTGAAATGTGTTCTGAGATATGTCCTTGTAGTAACGCATACACAGCAGGATTAATCTGTACCATTCTTGTTTTAATAAACAATGAATGAGCTGTTATATGTGCATCATGATCTTGTGTAGGAAATGCTTTTGGCATTTTCATTTGTAAGGCTTCCATGTTTTCTATAGCTGGGTCCTTTGGAATTTTTGGTTCTTCTGGTTTTAATAATTCTTCTATGTTCTGAGTTCCTAAGGCTTGGTATACTCTTCTGTAAGCTTCTCTAATATCGTGAATCTCTGGAGCAGAGATTGCAATCTTTAATGTTTCATTAGCAAGAGTTACTCTTTGTGATAATGAAGATATGTTTGGATCTGCAACTGGTATTACATCTACTCTGTCATCAAAGTCTGTAAGTTTTACAAAACGATCTCCACCATAAACTGCATATGGATACACAGGAGGTAAGTACGTTGCAAATATTTTATGTAACAATCTAAATTCAGTTCTCATGGAATAATAACAACGTTTGTGTATAGCTGACATTACTCTTGAGCCTCTTTCTAATAATGCAATGGTTGTACCAACAGCTGCTTGTTGATTACCATCTCCAACTTGAATATCTGCGATCGCTGCAAAGCGTTGTCCTGCTTCAACACAGAAACCCATTAACTGAAATAGAGTTGGGCTAGGTTCTTTAAATGGAAGTAATTGAAATTGATCTTTAATATTTCCGCCTGGTGCATCCACATCTCTAAATTCACCTGGTTGGAATGGTTGGTCATCATCTCTAATTCTTAAACCTCTAGCTTTAAATCCAGCAGGCAAATTTGCTAATGTTCCAGCATCTAACAATTGTCTTAGAGCTTGAGTAGCTGATCTAGATAATCCACCAATCATGTGGATTAAACCAAAACCATAGAATCCTAAACCTGGTAAAAATTTAAAGTGTACAAAGTAATCTTTTCTAATCTTTAATGGATCATTTTCATCATAGTTTCTATAGATAGATAATATTTTTTGTGATCCTTCATCTAATGTAACAATATATGGAATCTTAATATTTTTATCTTTACCATTAGAGTTCTTTTCAAATTCTTCTAAATCTAAATCTACATGCATCTCCAATATATTAAATTGAAAATCTATATTATTACCTGGAGATTGAGTGCCTTCTAATTGATTATATTTCTTTTTAATATCACTCTCTTGTGGATTTGTTTCTTGTAATTCTACATCTCTATAAAAACCAGCTTCTTGTTTTTTAAGAATATCATTCTCAGACATTTTAACAACGTGAGTAATTCTTTCACAATCTTTTAAATCTGTTGCGTAATATGGAACTACTAAATCTTCTGCAGGTACAAATTTAGATACTGCACGCCCCATGATTTCATCATAGTAAATCTTTTTAAATGCAGATCCTGCAAGTGGTAAATAAAATAATAACTGATCAAACTCTGGAGTATATTCTTCCATCTTCTCCATTAACATATAGTTCATAAAATCTTCTACACGTTGTGCTTGGTTCTCAACTTCTTGATCATCTGCTCCAATGACTTGTGTTCTTACAGGTCCTGATGCTGGTAATAATTCTTTATAAGCTTGTGCTTGAAATTGTGTAACTGCTTCTGCAAGTAATGGATGAGTTACACCCGATGCTCCTTGAAAAGGTCTTGTTTGATCTCTGTATCTAAATCCTAATAAATCTAAACCACTTACATAACCTTGTTCCCAATCTTGTCTAGATTCTTTATCTCGTTTGTAATCATTTAATAGTGTGTAAGAAATTTTATCTAACATTCTATCATCCATGTCCTCTGCAAGGTTACGATAGAAATCTTCTTTAGGTTCCTCCATTACAGGAACTTCTTGTCCTTCAACTTGAATATCTACAGGTTCTGCTGGAACAGACATGTCCGTTTGTACAACGGAAGGATCTATTTCTCCTATTGGATTGTTATCTTCAATTGCCATATTTAATATAATTTTGTTGGCTTACTTCTTGCTAACTTATTACCTCTAGCTACCACAGATCCACCTTTTTGCAAAGCAGTAAATGTTGCCGATCCTTTTGCAGATGCATCTGACATTGGAGTAGTTCTAGGTTCATTAATACTTACTTGTCTTGGAGATTTATTTAAATCTGTACTTGTAGGAGTTCTTCCTAATGCTTGATTAAACAATCTTTTAAATAAAGCATTGTTTCTTAAAAGTTTCATCATAATACATCCTAATACATTTTAGTGACTTTACGTCTATCATTCATCACCTTGCCACAACCTTTAGCAATGCCACCACGTTTATAATGTTCAACTGGATTGTATTCTCTAGTTGAGTCTTCTCTAAATAATGAATTTAAATATTCATAATCAGATTCTTCTTTTGTAACTTTTTTATAATTATCTTTTAATTTTTTTTCAGACTCAAGAAATTTTTTTTGTCTTTCTCTTTCTGCTTTGTAATATTTTTCACCAGCCATTAAAATATGCCTTTAAATTTTGTACCTCTAAGTGCTATTCCTTGGCCACGGACCATGCCGCCTTTGCTTTTCATTTCTACACCCATTCCTTTTTTAGAAACTCCATCGCTCATCATACCACCCATCATTTTCTTTTTGGACATACCAGCTTCTGATAATCCAATAGCAATAGCTTGTTTAGGGTTTGTAACTTTTTTACCTGAGGATGATTTTAATTTGCCTGCTTTAAATTCTTTCATGACTGTACCAACTTTTTTTTGAGACTTAGTCATGCCACCTTTAGCTTTTTTTAAATATTCTGCTCCTGGTTCTAAAGCTTCATCTTCTAAACCTTCTGGCTCAAAGTAAGGCATTGGTTTAGCTTTGTAATCTCTTTCCATTCCCTCTGGTTCGAAGTAAGGCATCGGTTTAGCTCTGTATTCTTTTTCCATTCCTTCTGGTTCGAAGTAAGGCATTGGTTTAGCTTTAATTTTATATTTTTTATCTTTTGGCATGTTAATCTCCTAGTAATATTTATATTCTTTTGGTGGACGCTCTTCTTCCACATAATCCATATATGTACTAACAAAGCTTCCTTGTCGGTATCTTAACACGGCTTGAGTAGTACTGTCCACATAATCGTCATATTGGCCGTGAGGAAACGCAGCACACTCCTCAATAACATCCATAGCGAATTTCTCCCCATCTGGATAGTAAACATTACCCGCCTCAAATACAGGGGCACATGAGTTTATCCTAGTAAACTTGTCATTTCCTTTATTAGGACTAAAGTCTACGGCAGGTATACCAGCTCTTCTAAACTCCTGTAGTAAAGGTTGTCCTGAGGCTTTAGCCTCAATAAGAACCGTTTCTGGTTCCCAGTATCTATACTGTTCAAAAGCTATATTCTTTAATTCTGGAAAATCAAATTTACCTTTAATGGCATCCAATAATATCATCGCATAGGGTTGATCTTCTTTAGGTTGAAATATTCCCCAAGTAGTAATAGCAGAGTAATCGGCAGTTTCTTTTTTACTAAACGCCGTATCATAACTTTGTATCACATGATGTAGATTTGGTATGTCATCAAACTTCCAAGGCTTCCACCATTCTCGTTTTATAATAGCTCCCTCTTCAGATGTAGGATTCTGCATGTATTGAGCAGACCAGTTCCTAATACTTAATGAAGCTTTTACTTTTTCTAATTCTTCTAGATTCCAATACTCTGGCCAAACAGGGACTCCTGAATCTAAAATTGCTGGAAATGAAATTAACTTCCACTTGTCTGCTTTAGGTTCTGCTTGAGCCTTGATTAATCTACCAGTAAGATCATCTTCAGCCCACCTAGTCATAACTAACAAGATGGAACCACCTGGTTGTAATCGCTGTCTGGGTCCTGATAAATACCACTCATACGTTCTCTCCATTGCAGTATTAGACAATGAGTCTTGTTCTGTATGAGGATCGTCAATAATTAATAAATCTGCACCACGCCCTGTAATGGAACCACCAACACCTGCAGCATAATACTCACCGCCGTGATTTGTTTCCCATCTACCTTTAGCTTTAGAATCTTCTCTGAGCCTCACATCACCAAAGATTTGTTTGTACTGTGGTGAGTCAATCAAGTTACGAACCTTACTACCAAACCTTCCAGATAACTCAGCGTTGTGAGATACCTGCATTAATTTCATCTTAGGATATTTTCCTATAATCCAAGCAGGAAAGTACACGGAGGCAAACTCAGATTTAGTATGACGTGGGGGCATGTTAATAACGAGCCTCCCTTTTTTCTCATTTGCTATACGAGTAAATTCATTAGCGATTATCTGGTGGTGTCCCCATCGGGTCCTATTTGTTTCCTTACGAAAGATGAAGTCAGGCCACATCTCTTTTACAAAATATAAAAAATTATCCTGGCACAGCTTAATATGTTGGATCCATGCACGCTCAACTTTCTCTCGTAATTGATCCGTAGTTAACAGGTCAACATTTGTTAAATTAGGCTCCATAATAAAATCAACTGTACTGTATGTATAAGTCCTGCACAAGGGTACATAACAAAGCTACTCTTTTTTTTAAATATTCCCGTAAAAGTTGCATTAAAAAACTTTTATTGTTGCTTGGTTATTGAGCCTCAACTCTAGGTTGCACGGCTCACGGCTCAAGTATGCTAGATTATATTACATAATATCATAAGTGATAAGTAAAGATTATCAGATATAATATTATATTACATTGATTTTTTGGCTATGTGTTCGAACACAAGGGCAATCCCTCTTGCATTTGGTTGCGTGGTTAGTTCTTCACGCAACACGGAACACGAAGAAAGTCTATAAAGTTTAAGGCCTCTGTCCTTGATACTCTTATTAAGGATATAAACTACACCGCCTTGCTTTTCATATTTCAATATCCAATTAATCTGGTACTTTGATATGTTGCAATTCTTGCTATCATTTGCTTTTAACTCTATCCAAAATACTTGGCCTTTATATGCACAATGCAAGTCAGGTATTCCGTTTAGTGTATTGCTTTCTATTCTTGTAAAATGTGCGTTTTTTATAGTTGTTTTAATTAAATTATATAAATTACTTTCTTTAGTTTTACTCATTAAATACAACTTATAATTGTATAAATATCCAGTCAATAAGTGATTGATTTTATTATCTTTTATTTTGTAATATTTTGTATTATTTTCTTTTAATTTAAAACGACTTATGAAATAAAGACATTATTAAACAAATAACAAAGGAAAAAAATGCTAACAAAAAAACATTTTGAGGCAATAGCTGAAATAGTAAGAGCTAATGTGACTACTGTTCAGAAACCAGAAGAAGAAACTTATATTAAAGCTCATAAGTTTATAAATGATTTATCTAATTATTTTTTGGAAATAAATCCAAATTTTGATTATGCTAAATTTATTGCTTATGCAAAATTTAATTTCCCCAAAACAAATTTAGAATATAAATTTAATGTAAATAAATTTTAATTAACTTATAACCCTATATTTTAGGGTTATAGGATAGTTAAAAAACTATCATAAAAACAAACTAACAAAGGTTAATAAAAATGAAACTAAAGGAAATAAAAAAACAAGTTAATCTTGGTAAAAATGTATTTTGGGGGAATACAGCATACCAAGTCAAAAAAAACGGAAAACAATGGTTAATTGTTAATAAATATAATGATTATGCTGTTGGCCTTACTCATAAAGACAATATAACTTTAAATGGTAAAGAAAAAGATTTTTTTATGGAAGGGCAAAAAAATGACTAAAGAAACAATAAAAAATTGGGTTTTAAATGAGGTTAAAAACGGCTCAATCAATTTAAAAGAGGTTGTTAATCATGGTTGCGTTAATGGTTGCGTTTCATCTTTAATTTATTATGAAGACACAGTTAAATTCCACGATAAATTTGAAAATGAAATTTGGGATATGCTTTATAATGAATACCAAGATTTTGGTTTTAAAAGTATTCCTGAATATATTGCCTCTTTTAACGGCTCAAAAGACATTGGCTCAATAGAACAGTTTAAAAATCTTTTGGCTTGGTATGCTGTTGAAAATGTTGCAAGTAAATTACTTGATGAAGAAGAAAACAGAGAGGTTGCCTAATGATTAAAGAATATAATTTTACATATAAAGACTATTTTATAAATATTACCTATCATTTAACGGGTGTAGTCTTGGCCTCTGTTCGTAGTGATGACGATTATTTTACTAAAAAATATATTGATTACACACGGACAGAAATAGTTGAAAAAATAAAACAAGAAATAAAACAAAGGAAAGGACAAAAAAATGATAGCATATAAAACTAAAGACGGCTTAATTATGAGAGTAGAACAGTTTAAAAGTTTAAACTGTGGCAAGAAACTAACAAAAAGCCAAGAAAATTTATTGGGGCTAACTAAAATAAAAATAAAAGAACAGAAAGGACATAAAAAATGCGTGAATTAACAAAACGACAAAAAAAAATATTAGATAAATATACAAATTGCCCAAATATTGAAAAATTGCCATATGAAATTTATGAGCAATTACAAAAAATAAACGACACAGAAATATTATGGCAAAATGTTAATCGTTATTTATGGGATAATTATAGGAAAATGATACATAAAGACGACACAATAAAATTTAACAATTAAAACAAAATAGAAAGGAAAATAAAATGAAAACATACAAAGTTGAAACACGCACAGTTGATATCGTGACAGTTAACGCAAAAAATGAAGAACACGCAAAAGAACTAATTATTGGTAATTATTACAACAATGTGAGGTCAAGTGAGTTTTTCATTGATGAAATTGAGGACATAACAAAACCAAAAGAAAGGAAAATAAAATGAAAACAGTTAAACAAAAACTAGACGATTTAATTGACATGGAAATAGAATATTTAAAATCTCTATGTATCTACGATAAATATGACGAATTATATCAAATTGTTTTTAAACACTTTGGATACAAAGATTTGAAAGAAGATGACATAAAAAAAGAATATCAAATGCGATTTGATATAGAATAAACAAAACAGAAAGGAAAATAAAATGGCTCAATGTGATTTATGTTATAAAGATGATGACAACATAACAAAAAAAATGCTTAAAAAAAGAGGTTTTGAAGATACTGATGACTATTTTTTTATGCATCATGATTTGGTAGTTTGTTATGATTGTTATGATAAAAGAGATAATTGGGATAAGGAAAATGTTTGGAATAGACAAGATTTGCACGGCATATGTGCAAGGAAACACACTTGCGAACTATGCAAAACTAAACACGATTTAGATGACGGT